CTAAATCCTTCCAATCTTATATCGCGCTAAGCTTCCAGTTCTGCTCTTCAACGAGTACAAGTAGTCAGCGAACATAGGCGGTTCATTGCCCAGCTCCAGTGTTGTTTCCAGAGTTTGGATTTCTGCAGTCAAACGATATTCGGCGCTTATGACTCGGTAGTAGTCGTCAACGTTCTCGTTCGGCAACGCAACCCTAATCCTGTCACCTGCCAAAATCGGCGCGTTACCATAATCGACGACATCACTCACAATCCTGATGTACTCCGCAGGGCTGCTCAGGTTATCGTATAAAGCCTTTGCCCTAAGCAAGCATTCATTGTCACTGTGCAGTTCCTCATCAGTCTCAGCCAATTCCCGTGAACCTGAACCGTAAACGGCGCTCCAACGAGCACTATTAAAGAATAAATTGTCAATCCAGAAGCTGCCTGTGCCGGTTCCGGTGAACCATACGTACCACCATAACTCGTTGATTACTGCCCAGTTGAAGCCAGAGTCAACTGAACCCCACTCACTCTCGTATTTCTTTCCAGCGTTGAACCGTTGCAGATACCACTTGTCGGCGGCAACCTGAAACTCTCTCGAAGCCTGCTTGCCAGCATTGTCCTTCAAAAGCAACGTAACCTGCCCATTAAAAGCGGATTCACGACGAATCTGAAATTGAATAGTTGGATGCTTGTTGAGGTCAGGCTGCCACCCAGACGGAACAATCAGACGCAGGGCTCCATAGTAGTCAGGCGTACCCGTCGTGTGTTTAATCGAGTAGGAGACAGCAACTTTCGCTGAGCCGTCGAGGGAGACGCTGCCCGTGCCTGTGCCGCTTACCCAATCGTTCACTGTGTCGTTGTTGATGTCGAGGGTTTCAGTCCAAGAGTCACCGTCGCCCGGATACTTTTTTTCAGCCGCACCGTAAACGAAAATCTTGTCGCGTTTTCGGAAGATACTCTTGCGATACTCACTCACCTCTAACCGTTCGGACAGACTGACAGACGAGGTTTTGCTGTTTTCTGGAAAAAACTCGAATTTGCCGTCTGGTGCTACGCGGAAGTCGAAGCCGATTACACCTGCCTTGTCAGCACTTTTCGCAATGAACTTCAACACGTCGAAGACAGGCGTGTTCTCGTATTCCAGCCTCGTGTACGTAGTATCCGTGTTCTCAATCAGTTCAGTTGAATCTCGGACATGGCTCAGCCCAACGTAAGAATCAATCAAATCCTTGACTATTTCCTCACCCTTCTTGTTTTCATATGTCTTGGCTACCACTCGGCGGAAGAGACGTTCTCCCCAGCAGCGTCCCAGAACACGCAGAAAGTTTTCACCTTTGGAATCTGATAGAGCCTTGATTTCCTCCACCGTAATTGTTGCGATTAAGGGATTGTTGGCGCCTCTGCCAATGCTTATACTTCCATCATCACCCACGTTAACAGGGTAAGTTCCGCCTAGACTGTACTTCTTGTCAAAGTTTTGAAGCAGACACTCAAAGCTAGAAACTTCGTCCGTGCAGCCTAAATGCACTCTTAACTCTACGACATCGCTTTGCGGAGGAGTTACGGAACCAAAAACAACTGCGCAGACGGGTAACGAGACGCTCAATACTCGACTCCTCGGCGATAGTACTCTTCCTCTCCAGCTCGCCTAATCGACCGTGTTGGAGCCCTGGCTAACTCATCATTGTATTCCGCTTGAGCTGACGCGGCATCACGGGTTGTTGAGGCAAGCCAAGCCATGTACGCGGCTGTGGCAACAATCAAGCCAACGCCCAGTGTGAGCAACGCAATTTTCATAGCTAAGGCAGCGTTCAAGACCCAAGTCGCAGCCGCTGAGACGTAGGTTGAAGCAGTGTGCGCTATCTGAGCGATAGTCGTGGTTCCTAAAGCAGCTTTAAGCGAAATGAAAAGATGCACAGCAGTCATTATCCCCGTTAACATGCGTCCAGTTTGAGAATCAAGCGCTCCAAAAGAGTAGGCTAGATGTATGGCGTCCATGGCTATAGTGCGAAACGCATAGCTTGCACGATTCTCAGCTCTAACAGCGATTGAAATCTCGTGGAACGACGTTACGCAGAGACCTCCCTCACTACGTCTTGTATAGCTAGGTTAACATGCTGAATCAAGGCGAGCATGCCCAGTTCAAGAGCTCGGCTCAGAAACCGCTTAGCCTGCATGAAGCGAGTGCCGAATTCCACGAAATAACTGTAGCTCGCCCTTGCGCCCAGCTTAAACGCCCATTCGCCAACTCTCTCAGCAAAGATTGTGCTTGCCAAATAGCCCGTGCGTTTAGGCGCCAATTGTTGAGCACGAGTCTGCATTGCTTGAACTTCAAAGTTTAAGGCTTCATCGACATCCTCGCGCATGCTCTGGTCTAACTGGTCAAGTTTGCGCTGCAACTCCGGAATACCATAGACATCTATTTGCATTTCAACCGACACGGCAGTGCGCCTCCCGCTTGGCTTTGTTTACTTCCTCCTCTGTTTGACGGTCAACCTCAGCTAGAATTACGAGGAACTGCTCGACTGTTTTGGCTGGCTGCTTTCTGAGTTCGAGTGGTGAGATTGAGAGTTCTTTGCAGAGCCTGAAGTCGGTGAGTGCTGGATGGGGTTTGCCTCTTCGGATGGCTCGGATAAAAAACGCTGCTCCTCAGGTGTTATGCCGCATAACTTGTTAGCTGTCTTAGAAAACAACTCGCCTAACTCTATGGGTATGCCGTCTTCTTCACCAAGCAACTTCTCAAGTGTAATCGGCTTGTTCGGTGGTTGCTCCTTAAGACCCGACCATATGGTCTCTGCCTGAATGGATACAAAATCGCTACTGACAACTTGACCTGTTATTGGGTTGTACTTTGTGTATTTTTGGATCAGCCGACTGCGTTTAGCCCAAGTTATTTCCTGAAAAACGTAGCGTCCTGCATATTGTTCCCCAAAGCGGTTGTCTAACTCAACTGCTTCTTTTCGCATTTTGAATCATCTCCATGATAGCGATTCGGTTTTTGACAACGGTGTTGATGTCTTCTAGCATGATGTTCTGCATCCACTTGGGCATCTTGAGGATCCGTTCTCCAAGCGCATCCCACATTTTCATCCATTTTCTCCGTAGCGTTGCCTCTCGGCCAAATCTTTCTAAAACCCCAACTTGGACAGTCAACTCAGTCACCTCAGCTTATGACGACATCGCGGGCAACAAATGGAGCTTTCAGAAAAACGAGGTCTTCGACCTTCGTTGGTGTGCCCACTTTTTCCCATTTGCAGTACTTGAACAGGGTGCTGCTGGTTCCGCCTAAGCCGAATTTGAGGCTGAACTCGCCGTCGTTGACGACGTCGTCGTATTCCTGTTTGCTCTCAAACCCGAAGGTCAACTCGCCAGTTAAAGTCCGATGCCTCTCCTGCAGATACTTGAGCAAGTGTCCACTTGTACTCCGTATCACAGGCACTCTTTTGAAGTTATTTTCGATGGAGAACTTCCAATCAGTGACTCTTTCAACTGCGGTTAGACCGGAACCATCCCCAGCGCCTCGCTGCACATAGCTTTCGTGAAAAGGAACTGCGCCCGAATAATCTTGGTAAGTGGCTCCGGTGATCTTAGCCGTTCCAACAGCCAAGTCTTGACCAATCAGCTCAGCCGTAGCCTTAACAATGTCTTCAATTGAGCACTCAACCGTCACTTTGTCCATTCTGCAACCTTTGTGCAGCAAGTCTATGATGCCGTTGGTCTTCTCGTAGAAAACTTCGATGCTCATTGAGTTAAGAGTTGTTATGTATTGGAGAAAGTTGATGGGCGCATCACTTGGAAGAGCATACGCAACCTTCAACCCGACTTGTCTTAAGCCTCTGTGAATAGTTTTCAGGTCTCTTGAGCCGATGCCTCTGACTTTGACTAGTCCAGGGTCTAAGGCTGGTTCAACGTTCTCAGCCGTTGCGATGCCGAGCATGCTTGGATTTGTCGGCGTGACCCCATAGTTTGATTCTTGTACGTAGTAGATCTTCGCCTCGTGCGCTCCATATACGCTCATTTTCTATTTTCGCCTCTCATGTTGTTGACACGTTTTCAAACAACCATGACTTTACGGTGAACTCGGTTCGCCAGATGAACGGTTTCACGTTGACTTGGTCTTCATCACGGTAAGAAACAATATCGCAGTAGGTGATACCTTCAACCGTGATAACGCACTCAGAATAGTCACAGTACAAAACCGCAGGTGTTACACCGTCACTGGGGTTTGTGGTTCTCGCCAGCAAATAGATGTAGCCGTCACCGTTGATGAAATCAGTTAGATCTGAGGTCTGAGTGATAGTGATAACTTCGTCTGCTCCGCCGGTTCCTGTCGCAGCATTCTGCCAAGCTGAAGCCGTGAAGTTCCAAACCTTTACAGTTACGCCGTTTCCTCCGGGGCCTGTGCCGTAACCCTCAAACTTGAGAATGGTTTTCTTGACCACTTTCTTGTCTGGGTCAATTTTAAACCTGAAAAACATGAGAGCGAATTGCATGTCGACGTTTACCGACTTTGAATGACGATTTTCGTCGCTGTACCAGATTTTCTCATACTCTGCGTTTGTGAGTTCAGTCCAACTTGAAGAGGTAGGAGCCAGCTCGTTCTGGGAAGCGGAGTGATAAGCCTTCTGAGTTCCAGTTGTTTGGCCAACACCCGCAAAATAATAAAGCGTCTCGTTAGGCTTGGTTCTCTTTTCTCTTATGATGCGGTTGATTTCAGCTCGCATTTTGTCTCGCATTTTTCTGCCAGTCACGCCTTGCTCTGGTTTGTCAGTGGTCCAGATGTTTACTCGGGCAAAACCAATGCGTCTCCTTGCGGTTCCGGAGAAGCCTATTTTATTGTCTTCGCTGTGGTCAAGTCCAACGGTTGCTTGTCCATCGTAGTTTTTGAGTAGCTCTCTATCGTACCATTGTTGGCTGACGTAAATCTTGGCTAGGCTGCCGTCGTCATTTATGACTCGCATGTTTTTGTCGAGCAGACGAACAAGTGTGGTCACTGGGTCCTCAGTTTCAGGCACCTAGAAGCCTCCTGCAAACTGCTTTGCGGTAGATGGTTTCGCCTTTGAAATCGTATTCTTGAATGTCTAAGACCTCGTAGTCTACGCCTTTACGACGTATTTTGTCGTGATGCCTAACAGGAGCAAAAACGTAGATTGTTAGGTAATCGTTGATTATGTAGCCCGGTTCTATGAGGACTTCTTCAACCCTTGTTGGAGAAACAACAGCTTTGATGTCTATGCCTTCGCCATAAGTGACTATGTCGGTTGCCTGTCTTACTGGATAGAGAATTACGTTTTCGCCCGTTGAGTGCAATATCTGAGTGAATCTGGTTACAGGGTCTTCATAGTTCAGGTAGAGTGAAGAGAGCCATGCAACAGTCGCCATGGCCTGCTTGTTTTCCACATAACTGTAGTCAGCATGCTTGACACCCCAGAACATGAACTCACTTTGATGTTTGTCGATTGTTTTCATGCTGAACTGAAAGCTTGACTTGTCATGGTTCTTGCGAATCTTCCAGAGAATGCCTGAGGTTACAGCATCATAGTAGTCGCATGCTGGAAAACGGCTGACAACGTCTATGTAGCCTGCCCAGCAGACGTCTGGATTGTAAGCTGGATATTGAGCACTAGCTCTAATGGTGTTGATGAAGTTGTAGACTTTCTGAACGGTTAAGCTCCAGCCTTCATAATCGTAAAGCCCAACCAAGGCGTAGGCAAAAGGATCATCGTAAATCTCGTTCTCAGTCAAGCCTACTCTGTGCCATTGTCCATCGCCGTTCGGAAGAGGCTGATACTCAAGGTAGAGACTTTCGAGGCCTGAACGGAGAAAGTCGATTGCTTCTGACATCATGGTTTCGTATTTGGTTTTGTTCGTCGGGTCATGGTCGACTAGCATTCTTAGGCCGAGGAAACCGTAGAGATTTTCAATATCCATTTGGGGAAGCCAAGCTTCAGCGTCTGACACAGCTCTTGCGAATCCGCCGTAATACTTGTCGTGCACGGTTGGCGTTGGCGGATGCTGCATGCCATAGAGAAAGGTTGCTCCAGCTAGCTCTGCGGCGTTCAGATATCCAACTGTTCCAGTTAGGCTGTGTGCCTTCAAAAGGGCGGGAATCATTCTGCAAGCGTCAACGCTGTAATAGTAGGTGCTTGTTTCGTTGCTTTTGAAACCGCCATAAGCCTTCTTTTCAGGGTCAGCTGTGTATTGTTGAGTTAGAATCCAGTCGGCGAGGTTCACAATCTTGTTGTAGATGTCTGTCTGTTTGCTTGCAAACTCTGAGTTGGAATAGGCTTGGTAGAGGAAGTCTATAGCGAAGGCAGCCGCAAAAGCAGCTCTGCCCCAAGTGGGATCTGGACCTGAACCTGGAATAACGTAGACGTATGGCGCATAATCCATGATGAATTGGTAATAGGCATCGGGAACCTTCATGCTACGTCATCTCCACTGTGGGCTCGCGTATTCTGTCCAGCATGCGGTTCAACTCCGCCTGCAAAACATCAAGCGGCGGAGCCTTGCCGAGAACGCTCACGTTTTGGTCTCCGACCGAAAAGCTGAGGCCAACAGCTGAGCCGCCTGTCAAATAACAAACAGCGTAGACGGCGGAGAGAACCGCGATAAACTCCTTCTCCGCGTCAGTGCAGTTGCCGTAATCGATTTCTCGACTGGTTTCCAATTCAAGCGTGACCTCAGCACGCTTAATCATTTTCAAAACCTTAGCGTCTGGAACCTCAGACGAGCCGATATTAATCACATCACGCACATCATCGACCGAAACGCTTGCCAAAACGGACACACTCTAAGAAGGAATAAGGAAAGCAAGCGTCATTTAGGGCTAATCGGATGACATCATACAAAATAGAGAAAATAGAATCAAACATGTTTGTCGTCTAGCTTATTCATGGTCTATCTCATAAATTCTGTGTATAGCTTGATGTTCAGGCTGTGAATCCTGAATCATTGATAGCAAAAAAAGCGCGTGGTATTTGATAATGCTAAATTGTTATGATAGAAAGTTTTAAAAATCTTGTGCATGACTAATATTATTTTTGAAGGGAAAGGAACATCTCACTGAAATAACATGATAGGCTTCTAAATGTCAGAAAGAAGCCGATGAACAGTTCTCCAATAAGATTTGCACCCTTAGGCGCATAAACAAGAAGCACAATAAAACAAAACATCAGAAGGGTAAAAGAATATACGTAAAATGTTTCAAAAAAAGGCGGTGACCTAGTCCCTAACGAGAGACAGAAAGAGAACTAGAAAAAAGGAAAGAAGTGATAAAAAGTGAGGAAACGAGAGTGGATTGTTGTATTAGGCACAACAGCATTAGTCATAATTTTGTTTTCAATTGGTTCTTTCTTTCTCTACTGGGGGCTATGGAACTATCTCTTTGGCTATGGTACACGTCCAGTGGGGTTAGAGAATGTATTGATTTTTTGGGGGGGTGGCATGGTAATTATAGGAATAGTCATTGTCTTAAAGCTGGTAGCTTTTCTCTCGCGTCAAAGAGAAAGTTCTTCTCATAGAAGGGCGAGGGGGGTAACATTCTTTGAATAAAAGGACAAGATTGATGGCGATGGGTTTATGTGCCATGCTAGCCGGGCTCATGATGTCAAGATTTGGAGTAGAGACAGCAAAAGCTACGCCTAGTGTACCTACTGTGACGCCAAGCGGCGATAACCCAGTCAATGTGATATGGCGCGGTAATAGTCACGCCGCATTAGTCACGGCATTAATGATTGAAATGGGATGGGTTCGTGGTGACCAGCTACCAGAACACGACGCCTTCGCCATGCTCATGCAGCAGGATGGTATAGCCTCGCGCTGGTATGTTTGGATCTACAATGGAGGCTGGGACATGGACTGGGGGTACTGGAGCTATGCGTCCACCGGGCATTATTACTTTGACCCGAACCCATTGCACTTTGGATGGTATGTGGACCGCTGGGAGGATGCAGAGGATAAGGTTTACAACGATTGGGCATTAAGTTCGCTGCCGTGGAGTGCGGTTTTTGGCTCTTATTGGTTGGGCAATGCAGGAGATTATTGGAGTGTTCACAACGATGGGTCAGCACTGCTTTTACAAGTTTACGAGAAGGCCTCAGGTGAGGGCCGAACTGAGTGGACGCAAAACTCAAAGTTCTTGCTAAGTGGATATGAGTGGGATCCAATACTCTACGACTGGGAGTGGACTTTGCCACCGTTCTTAGCGGGCACCGATACCTACGAAGTTTTCACGTATGATGATAACAGCCACGTTTGGTGGAACCAAAATGGCATCGTTGACCTCGCTGCATATGACCCAAATACTTTGGATTCATATGGCAGGTCTGCAAGAATTACCTTTGGTCCTTTCCTTGAACCCTACTCTGATGTGCCCCCATCTCCCTTGTCGGTCGGTGTTACTACTGTCTTGACGCTACGAGGAGTAGTTAGCAAGTACGGGGCAAAAATGGGTTCCGCCGAATTTTCATCATGGACAGGTATGAAATTTGATGCTTGGTTCACCGATCCAGCAAATAACGGCCGTCGGATGGTAATTGAGATGTATTTTGAGGGAACGGGCTTGAATGTTGATTGGGATCCAACGGGTTTGAATGATAACGAGCACTTTAGGACTTTAGGTGACAGCATCGATGACTACATGATGAAGCTTCAAGCTTTTCCCGCGGATTGTACTATACTTGGCGACGAACTAACACTACCTTGGGTTCCCGAAAAAGATTTTATTTCTTATGCTACGGCGTTTCTGATCGATTTGAAGGGCATTTGGCAGAGGGCGGCGGAGCACTTTGGTCGCTCGTCTGACGATAAGCTGTATGCTATAGCGCTAGATGTCGAATCAGGTGCGGTAGGAGGCACTGGTGATCACGCTTTCGCACAAGTAAACGAGATAAGGGTTACCTACAATGTCGTGGTCGGGGGCATCGTTATACCTCTTGATAAGTTTGGTTTGTTGGCTCCTTACATTGGCTTAGCCTCAACAATCCTAGTTGCAGCAGCCATCCATGTTAGGCGTGTTAAGCGTAGAAAAGAGAAGCATTGAACACCATTCCATCTCCACTCTTTTTATTAAAACCCACTAGGAGTGGCTTGATATGAAGGTAAAAAAGAAGCCTGCTGGAATGAAGCAGAAGATTCGTGAAGAGAGGAAGAAAGAAGAACGGATAGCCGTGATTATCTCAGCTACTATTCTAATCGTCTTAATCTTCATTTCTGGCTTTTTGATTAATTCAATGCTTAATCAACCGTCAACAAGTCAGCCAGTCACCTCCACACTTGAGCCTAAAGCAGCCATAGTAGACCAGTTAAGCCTCACATACCCCAACCAAACCTTCATAGAAATAGCCACAAACACCCTAAAACAAGCAGGATACACAGTAGACTACTACCAAGGCGAAAAAGTCACAGTAGAATTCTACAAAAACCTACCCACACACAACTATGGGATAATAATTTTAAGAGTTCATTCTACAGCCACAAACCCCGACTTGGCAGAGGTTCCTGTAACCCTTTTCACTTCTGAACGTTATGACCAAACAAAATATGTTTATGAGCAACTCACCGACCAACTCTTCCATGTTGCTTTTTCCAGCGTGGAGAAAGAAAAGGGAATTATATATTTTGGGATAACCCCGCTTTTCGTAGCGCAAAGCATGAAAGGTGAATTGCAAAACACAGTGATCATCATGATGGGATGCCAGGGTTTAGGCAACTCACTGATGGCTAAAGCCTTCGTAGAAAAGGGAGCCAAAGCCTACATAAGCTGGAATCAACCCGTGTCAGCATCTCACACAGACGCGGCAACAACATACCTACTCAGACATTTAGTCACCGAAAAACAAAGAATAAAACAGGCCGTATACGACACAATGAGCGAAGTTGGACTAGACCCAGCATACAACAGCGTGCTAGGCTATTATCCAAGTGGAGTAGAAAATCAAACAATAGAGAACATCAACGCTGAAGGCTGACTTTCGAACCTGTTTTTTTGTCTGTTTCGTATGTTTTGATTCCTTTTCTAAGCAGCATTTCTAAAACATGGCTAACGCTGGGTTGAACCCTATCCTCAGTTTCAGCCTCCTCAATTTCCAATTCATAGATTCTCTTGAATTCTTCGAACACTGACTTGTCTATGGTTCCTTCTATCTTGATCCTTGTTCGGAGCTGAGCTTTCTCTTCGTCATTTATGGTCATATCAAGTCGCCACGTACAGTTCGTTTTCTGGGTCGGTTTCGCTGAGATTCAACGCTGGTTTTCCATCAACGAAAACGATGTCAACTATCTTCTGCATGACTGCTTGGTCTTTGGTTTTCTCGTTTAATGGATAATATTTGACCAGTGTTTTGTAGCCTGCTTTGCTGTATGTGACTTTTAACGGTGTCTTCAACTGCTCGGTTGAGCCTGTTGCGTATTTGAAGAAGCCGTGGTCAACTGTTTGAGTTGAGATTTCTCCGTTAACGTCTGTGGTTTGAGTAAAGGCTATGCCATAAGGGTTGATATATTCTGCAACTGCGGTGACTCCTTCAATTGGGTTTCCGTTTTTGTCTATGCAAGTTGCGTCGAACTCGTATTGGCGGTAGATATACTTTGTCGATGAGCCGACCCATTGAATCGCCCAGCTGTCGCTGTCAACGTTTACAAGATAGTTGTGTGACGCCATGTTCATGGCTCTAACAATGTTAGTATTGAGTCGAGCATAGACGTTTCTTACTGTGACGCTGAAGGCTTGGTTTCCAAAGAAGAATACTTGGCTGTTTCTATAGGCAGTTATCTTGTTCAGTAAGCCGAAGAGGTAAGCAAGGGCGGAGTCGCTTGCTCCCACGCTGCACTCTGACAACAGAACGTTGAAGAAGTCGGATGCATTAGCTGTGGACAAGCCGAATACCCAGCAGTTCTCTACAATGGAGTTGTAGACTTTACAGTTTGGCGAAATCGTGACACGGTGCTGTGTGCCACTCGAATTCAACACGCAGGAATACAGGTAGAATTCTCCATTCGTAGCGCCCTTGATGTACGATGTTGAAGACTGAGTGACAAGGCTATAGAAGTGTATTCCATCACTGGTGATTTTTTGATATGCATCATCTAAAACACCGAATCTAACAGTTGCGTTGGCTTTGACCTCAACCAAATTTTGCGATATAGCCGTAACAGCCGTTGAACGAAAAGTCACTTGCCTGCCAGCGTCAACAAACCATGTTGTCGTCGTTCCGTCGCCAATCACAATCCTGAAGTCAAACTCCAGTTGCACGCCGCTGGCTGATTCATTATAACCAGCGCTCCATCCCTTGGCTACAATGCAGTCAGGTATGTCGGAGAAAGAATATGCGTTGGCTTCATCAAAGCCCTTAACATCATCCGCAACAATGGTCATAACACGGTTAACAGAGTCCCAAGCCCAATTATCATAGAGTGGCAAATGTCAGGTCCTCTCAATGCTCGTAATCCTCTTGTCAGCATCCCTGTTGACTGTCAACGTGAACTTCAAGGTGTCTCCAGCATAGTATTCGATGCTTGTTATGTAACCGTCTGCATCACGGTTCTCAACAACTTTCGTTATGTCCGCGTCTGAGTAGATTAAGGACCCAGCGAGTTTTTCCCATAATGCTTTGAATGCTGCGCCTCTCTGCTCAAATTCTGGCAGTGACAATCATCAATTACTCCTGCTCATCGAAAAAGTGGATGAGCATCGTCTTAATTTGCAAAGACTCTCAGGGAGTTTAAGTCAAAGTCGTTTTTATATTCGTCATCCGGGCAACCGCTTTACTCCGCAGGATACCGTAACCGATACGCTCTGAAGCAACAAGTCCCACGATGCCATTCTTTGGGTCTTCATATGGATCGATGGTAACATCGCGGCGAATCAACAAAATGCCGGCAACAGTTTTATTCAAGGCATGCGCCACACCGTTCGTCGTTCCAGCATTGGTCTTGTACAGTTTCATTGTCACCGCTTGGCCTACGAGACCACGGGTCAGCTCTGTTTCGTTGCTTGGCAAATACTGACTGTTGATGAACTCTGTAGCTGTGAAGAGTTGACTCGCCTGCTTAGAATGAAGAACCATTGTGTCAGCTGGACCAAAATCTTCCGCTTCTATAGCATCCCAATGAGCAACAGCGCCAGTCCATGAAAGAACAGTTCCACCACCTGCAAGAACAGCACCTGTTGCCAAGTCGGCTGCCGCGATCGCGGCGATCAATGCAATGATTTTCTGAGTCTCAATCTTGGCAACCGAGCGTCCAAGCGCCTCGAGCTGACGGTTCATCACATTCCATTTCGCGTCTTCCGCAAACTGCCTAGTCCATTCGACGCCATCTTTGATTTCAATGTTGCAGTTGATGTCAACCATGCTGTAACGAGCACCGTGTATACGGATAGTTCCGCCTTCTCCAGCAACGTAAGCAACTGACTCCTTCTCAAGTGGAAAACGCTCCAAAGCTTCAGTCGTGGTTCTTACATCGATTATCTCACGTGCAATGAAATTGGGGATGGCAGCTCGCACTACCTGATCGTGAATGGCGCCGAGCGCCCCAGCCATATCGCTGAGAATTCCCTCCTTCAAGCCCAGCTTAAGGTAGTTCTTGCAGAACGGGTTTTGATAGGCTTGGCGAATTTTGACTTCCTGCTCCGCCTTGAACCAATCTTCCTTCATCAAGGACTCGTGGAATTTCGGCAAAACAACTTCAGGCATGCTCTCACTTCTCCAACTTCTTGACTCTGGCCTCGAGTTCCTTGATCTTCGCCATGATGGTCAGATTGTCCCAGACTTCAGTTTCTTTTTCAGGTTCTTTTGGCATGGTTATCACTTTGCAACGAGGATAGTGATGAGATCGTCCGCAGCTGTTGCCGATTGTTCACCGATGCCAAGTTTCTTAGACCAACTGTAGGTGGCCGAACCGCCTTCATTAATGTCAGGCATAACCAGCACGCGTTTGCTTGCATCTGCACCGTAAACAGCTTTACCACGGGCGATAGCGGCTCCAGCTTTTACCTTCACTCTGCCACGCACACACACCGGACACATCACGCCAACAGCAACGGTCTTGGTCGCGATGCCGATGCAATCTTGGACTGTGGCAGCCGGAGACACCTTTCCATCCGACGAAAGATACACCGGGTCACCCTTCGTGATTGCTGCTTCAGCCTCGTAATCAACGATTAAACATTGTCCATACGGGTCGATGACGTCGCCTATGTCCAAATTCGGTAGCCCTGTAAGATCAGCCAATGATTATTTCTCCTCAAATTTCTTGGCTTTCCCAAGTTCATCCTTGGTACTCACCGTCACGACATGTGACTATGATCTGTCATTCTCCAGCGTGTGTTTGAAGTCTTAGTCGCGGTTATGAACACTGTTGCCGCCACTGTAGCCTTCGTAGTCCGCGTGGCTACAGTTGTGATCTTTTCAGACACGCAATAACTTCCCATAAGCAAATCAGGCCACCTTTCCCTGTTCCCGAATGACCCGCAACTGCTCAGCAATCATCTTCTGAGGACCCAGACTCCAACTCCGCTGAACACCAAGCACAGGATGCGTACCCTTGACAGCCTCAACAAACCTCACAAACTTTTCCTTCGTCTTAGCCAGATCCTTCGTCAAATCAACGGCTCTCGCCTGAGCCTCAACAAGGTCCTTCCTTAACTGCACAATGTCAGCTGGCGGTTCTTGGCTCTGCAGTTTCCCAGTGAGCTCGGTGATTTTTCCCTGAGCCCCCTGCAATTTGCCCTCCGTCTCGGTCAGCTTTGTCTTCAGAGCCTCCAACTGTTCGCTTTCGCCTTGACTTGGCGGCTTCTCACCACAGACCTCACTGACGATCTCAGAATCCTTGGCATGGGCGCACAAATGTTTCTGAGCTGCACTCCGGTCCTCAGCTGAGAGCTCCGTCTGCGGCAACCGAGCCAAAGCATTTCTCAAGTGAGGCAGGTCTAAGGATCCGTCAGCTTTATGGTGGGTAGGTGCCGCAATGTGCGCGGCGTAGTTTTGCCCTGATCGTCTTTTTGGCCGCCAGAACCAATCGCGGCAAAGGCGCTGTCAGGAAGGTCGTTGATGAACGCCGCGTCCCATTCAGCCTCTTGGATGTGCGTAGCGTTCTCCCCGATTGGAATGACAACTTGCAACTTCGGCGCCCCACTTGAAGCGGGAACCGAAGTGGGTGGCGGCGAGTGACCGATAACATCGATTTTTCCATTGATGACTTCTAGCATGGTCCGCATTGCCTTCAAACCCTCTTCAAGGTCATGTACTCTGTCATCGATTGTGCGCGGCGGACCTAAAACCAGCTGCTCCATGATGGAGTTCCAGAATTTGATGTAGGCGTCTTTGTCTCCTGGCGGAAAATTACGAAGCAGATGCACAGACGTCAACTCAAAGTTGCGAGGAACAACGCCATTAGCGAATTCAACGCGGCCACCAGGACGCAGCCAGTTGAGTTCAATGCTTAGACCCTTGAACGCCTTGTTATGAATCTGCTCGGCGACTTGCTCATCAACGGTGCCTTCGAAAGCGACACCGTTCTCAACTGGGTCATACCAAGCGTTTGTGATGACGTTTGGGGGCGGCAGAACATACATGTGGTCAACGCCGAAAGGCTTACCGATGAGGGTGGGTGCGGCATTTTCAAGTTCCTCGCGCAAGTAGACGTGTTCAATACCTTCCTCTGGGTGAAAGATTCTTTTTGGATGGATGGCGACGCCTGAGACTTTATGGTCCTTGACCTTGATCGATTCGCTGAACAGATGCAGCTTCTGGCTTTCGCTCTCGCCCACAAAGATAGGCTTCTGAGCCTTCTCAAACGTAGTAGTGCAAATGGCGAAGGCGCTGCCTTTCTTATGCCCCTGCTTCATGACTTGTTTGATGCAGTTCTCAAACTCAGGTGTGTGCTGCTTCTCCTGTTTCTGATTGTTTTCCGACATCCTTTTTGTCACCCAATACGTGTGATAGAAGATCCGTTTCGGGCTCCTGCTCCTCCAGCGGCAACTTAGCTACGTCACGGAGAATCTTCCGCAACTCATCATGCGAAACAACACCTAGGTCGACCTTCAAAAGCTCCGTCAGCTGACCCAAGATCTGCGTGAGCTTCTCGTAATCGAGACTTTCAGGCATGCCCCACGTTAGGCGGACCTGCGCTTTTGCAGGGTCAAAGCCTGCAGCAGCCACAACCGGGTCAAAAAGAAAACGTTCAACTCCACGCTTCAAAAACCGCTGTAATGCCAAGACCCGTCGTTCAGCAATTTCAAGGGCTGCATTTGCCGAAGCTTCTGTGAAGCCCGTTTTAGTTATCAGTTTCGTCAACGGAGTCTGCAAGCCGAGGACAAACTCGTCCTCAAGAGTTTCCACGTAGAAGTCCAAGCCCCTCATGCGCTCGGCTACAACAGGCTGAACTCTGGCTTCGGAGCCAACGGGTGGATTAAAGACGAATCGAGCGCCTCGACGCGGTATGGTTTTGATCTGCGCCAAGTACTCTTGAAGTTTCTCTTTGCTTACGCCTGGAAAAGCCCAGAGTTCATTTGGAGCCCCAAACGTGTATATTGTCTCCGCCATGCCACTGTGTATCTTTGCCTTTATTCGGTAGAAGGGCTCTCGCTGTTCGTCGTTGCCGATGTCTAACGGCGTGCACAGCGACTGCAGAATGCCTATGCCTAACGGTTTAGCAGTTAATACGTTGCAGGCTAAATGAATCAGCTCGTCGCCTGGAATCTGTGGTGGCTCTCTCTTCCAGTCCAGCTCGATTCTGTCAAGTTGCCCGTTTTCATCGAATTTGATTCCGTTGTCTCTGATTATTTCAGACGGCACAAGCCTTAGAAACTCGATTTTTTGGGCGTTGCCCACCCACCAGAAAACATTACCCCAACCGACAAGGTATTTCGCGCTTTCCTGCAAGACCTCGTCGAGTCCATGTTCCTCGCAGAATTGGTCTACGATTTCTTTGGCAGTTTTGCCTCCGCTTTGCTCACTGTATGCCTCATTCATGGTTGTGTAGAAGCCCACGCCAACAACCTGATCAGCGAGGAAGTCAATGCTTGCTCTGGCAGCCAAATCGCCAAGATAGACCTGAGTCATGGTTTTGAAGCTGACTTCAGGGGAAACACCCAT